TGGTGAGTATTACATTGCTGTTGACTTGGCAGGCTTTTCTGAGGCGGGTAAGAATACCACCAAGACTAGCAGACTTGATGCGACAGCTATTGCGGTTGTTAAAGCGAACACTGAGGGCTGGTGGGTTGCTAATATCATACATGGCCGTTGGGGCGTTGAAGAGACCGCACGAAGAATCTTTGAGGCAGTTAGAGACTATAAGCCAATCGCAGTCGGCATCGAGAAAGGAGCGTTAAAGAACGCTGTCCACCCGTACCTCAACGACATTATGAAGAAGAACCAACGCTTCTTTAGAGTGGAAGAGCTTACACACGGTAATAAGAGAAAGATTGATAGAGTTGTTTGGGCGTTACAAGGACGCTTCGAGCATGGTAACATAACGCTTAACAAGGGTGAGTGGAACAGCAAGTTCTTAGATGAGTTGTTTCAGTTCCCTAATGTACTAGTCCACGATGACTTGGTAGACGCATTAGCGTACATTGACCAGTTAGCTAAGGTTGCTTACGCTATGGACTATGAAGAAGAAGACTACGAATTCCTAGACAAATACGCAGGGTATTAACTATGCTGGATACAGAAGACGAATTTAACATTGAACAAACCCTTGAAGACTGGGTTATGACTAAGTGTGACAACTGGCGTGACCACTACGAGGATAACTACTCAGAGAAGTTTGATGAATACTATCGTCTATGGCGTGGTCAGTGGGCTGCTGAAGATCAAGGACGTTTAACAGAACGCTCTAAGATCATCTCTCCTGCACTTCAGCAGGCAGTAGAGTCGTCTGTAGCAGAGCTAGAGGAAGCTACCTTTGGCCGTGGTAAGTGGTTTGACATTAAAGACGACATCCACGATCAAGACCCACAAGACATTGCTATGTTGCGTAACCACTTAGACGATGACTTTAAAAAGAACAAGATACGTAAGAGCGTGGCAGAGTGTTTGATTAACGCTGCTGTGTTCGGTACTGGTATTGCTGAAGTAGTGTTAGAGTCAGAGAAAGAGATGGCTCCAGCGGCACAGCCTGTTATGGGTGGTGAGCTACAAGCAGTAGGTGTTACGATTAAAGACCGTACATGCGTTAAACTACGCCCTGTAATGCCGCAGAACTTCCTTATAGACCCTGTAGCTACGTCTGTAGACGATGCCCTAGGTTGTGCTGTAGACGAGTTTGTAGCACACTTTAAGGTACAAGAGTTGCAGGAAAGTGGTGTATATCGTGACGAAGAGATTGCAGAGTCTGCTACTGACTTTGAGATTGAACCAGATCAAGACCTAAGCTCCTTTGGTGAGGACAAGGTTAGACTGACTAAGTACTACGGTCTAGTGCCTCGTCACCTGCTAGAAGCCGCTATGGAAGAAGAGAACGCAGAGGACGAAGAGTTTGTTGAGTTTGCTGAAGACGAAGACGACTCTTACTACGTAGAGGCAGTTGTTGTTATTGCTAACAAAGGTATTCTTCTTAAAGCAACTAAGAACCCTTACATGATGCAAGACCGCCCTATCGTGGCATTCCCGTGGGATGTAGTCCCTAGCCGTTTCTGGGGTCGTGGTGTGTGTGAGAAAGGTTATAACTCACAGAAGGCGTTAGACACTGAGCTACGCGCTCGTATTGACGCTCTAGCACTTACTATACATCCTATGATGGCAATGGACGCTAGTCGTATGCCTCGTGGCGCTAAACCAGAGATTCGGCCAGGAAAAGTTATACTCACTAACGGCAACCCTGCTGAAATCCTACAACCTTTTAACTTCGGTCAAGTAAGTCAGGTCACCTTTGCTCAAGCACAAGCTTTACAAACTATGGTTCAGACGGCGACGGGCGCTATTGATAGTGCTGGTATTGCTGGTTCTGTTAACGGAGACGCTACTGCTGCTGGTGTTTCTATGTCGCTTGGTGCAATCATCAAACGTCATAAACGCACTCTGATTAACTTCCAAGAAGCTTTTATCATTCCTTTCGTAGAGAAGGCAGCTTGGCGTTACATGCAGTTTGAGCCTGAGATGTATCCAGTAGCTGACTACAAGTTTCATACTTCTAGCTCCTTGGGTATTATTGCCCGTGAGTACGAGGTTACACAGCTTGTACAGTTGCTGCAAACTATGTCTCCAGACACGCCTATGTACCCACAGCTAGTTATGTCTATTATTGATAACATGAACTTGTCTAACCGCGAAGAACTCATTGCTACTCTACAACAGGCTAATACGCCTAACCCAGAGCAAGAGCAAGCAGCACAGCAGGCACAACAGCAAGCACAACAAGCTCAGTTGGCCTTCCAAGCGTCACAGACGGCTGCACTCAACGGACAGGCTAAAGAGTCTGATGCTAGAGCTGGTAAGCTTTCTATGGAAGCACAGGCTATTCCACAAGAGTTAGAGATTGATCGTATTAAGGCAGTGACCACTAACTTACAAGCGGGAACTGAAGACGACAAAGAGTTTGAGAGACGTATTAGAGTCTCTGAGCAGCTTCTTAAAGAACGTGGCATAGCAGTACAAGAGAACAGAGCAGCACCTGCGCCAGCACCTGCTCCTGTAGCTCCAGCAGCACCAATGCCTCCACTAACACCTCAACCACCACAAGGGATTGTATAACATGGTCACTACAAGAGATTTAGAGCACGTTGTAGCACAAGTAAATGTTCAGTTTGAAACACTACAGAAGAAGATAAACAAGCTAGAGGAGCAGTTGAAATGCCAAAGCCAAGACAAGGCAAAGCCAAAGTCAAAGTAACCTCTAGTGGCAAGAAGGTAAGCTACGGACAAGCAGGAAATGCTCAGGCGCTAAATCAAAGAGGAAATAAATATGAAAGGATGTTCTAAATGCAGTCACGGCAAGAAGCCTGTAAAGAAAGCTCTGCCTAAACGTGGGCAACGTACTATTAAAAGCAAGAGCAGAAAGAAGTGAAGGGTCAGACACACGGTGGTAAAGGAAGCTCTACTAGGAAGACTGACGCTGCTAAGTTCTCAAGCAACTGGGACGCTATATACAGCAAACCAGCAAAGAAGTCAAGCAAAAAGAAGAAATAACTTGACATTTGAGTAAAACTATGGTATAATAGGTGCTTATAGCAATAATAACCGCTGTCCTATGAAGGAGAAACAGTATGATAGACCAAGAATTAGAGCATTACTATTTTCACCTAAAAGCTATGTTTAGGTCTGAAGGATGGAAACTCTTTCTAGAAGACTTAAAAGATAGTGCTGAAGCAGTAGATTCTATAGAGCATACAAAGACTCTAGAAGAGCTTTATTTGAGAAAAGGGCAGCTATCAGTTATAGCTAACTGCTTGAATCTTGAAGAGCAAATCTACTCAGCAGAAGAAGATCAGGAGAGCGTACACTAGTGGCTCTCTTATTTGACTTTAGATGCGAAGACGATCATACAACAGAACGCTTCGTTTCTACTGATACTTTAGACATACCATGTTCAGTATGTGGCAAAATGTCTAAAAAAATACTAACCGCTCCGCGCATTAAGCTATGTCCTCTCAATGGTGACTCACCAGCAGCTACCAAAAAGTGGATGCAGAATAGAGCGCAGAAGTTAGCACAAGAGCGTAAGGCTAACTCTTAACCGAATCCTTACATAACACATCTCCACAATGAGAATACTCACGGAGTTTATATAATGGCAACATTACACGACGAGCGTCCAGAAGATATTAACGAAGAAGAAGTAAGTCAGTTTACAGAGGAACCTGTTGAAGAGCAGGCAAGCCCTGAAGACGACATCCCTGACAAGTATAAAGGAAAGTCCACTGCGGATATTGTAAGGATGCATCAGGAGGCTGAGAAACTCTTAGGCCGCCAGAGCAGTGAAGTTGGAGAACTTCGTTCAGTAGTTGATAGCTACATACAGACACAACTCGACACAACATCAACACCCGAAGAAACTGAAGAAGACATAGACTTTTTCTCTGATCCAGATAAAGCAGTAGCAAGGGCTATTAAGAATCACCCTTCAATCAAAGCCGCTGAGAAACAAACTCAGCAGTACAAACAGTCAACAGCTATGAGTCAGCTTACTAGCAAGCATCCTGAAATGCAGGATATTGTTTCAGACCCTAAGTTTGTAGAGTGGATTAAAGGTTCTAAGATTCGTACACAGTTGTTTGCTCAAGCTGATACACAATATGATTATGACGCTGCTGATGAGCTTTTCAGTAATTGGAAGGAACGTCAAGGAGCTATTAATCAGACAGTGGCTACAGAGAAGACAGAGCGTAAGAAAGCTGTTAAGAATGCCTCTAACGGCAACACTGCTGGTAGTGGAGAAGCTAACTCACGTAAAGTCTATAGACGCTCAGACATTATTAAACTTATGAAGGACGACCCTGAACGATATTTGTCTTTGAGTGACGAGATTACTCAAGCGTATGCTACAGGGAGAGTCCGTTAAACTATTCTCTTAAAGGAAATTTGTTATGGCTACATCAGTATATCCCAACATGGGCGGATTGGTAGACAACACTACTGCCGCTAAATTTATCCCAGAAATCTGGAGTGACGAAGTAATCGCCGCTTACCAGACTAACTTAGTACTAGCTAATCTTGTAAAGAAGATGAGCATGACAGGCAAGAAAGGCGACACCATTCACGTCCCTAAGCCTACTCGTGGTTCAGCTCACGCTAAGACCGAAGGCACTGCTGTAACTATTCAGAGCAGCGTAGAGAGCGAAGTCTTGATCAACATCGACAAGCACTTTGAATTCTCTCGTATGATTGAAGACATTACTGAAGTACAGGCTCTATCTTCTCTTCGTCAGTTCTACACTGGTGATGCAGGTTACGGCTTGGCAAAGCAGGTAGACAACGACCTCTTTACTCTAGGTAAGAAGTTTGGTGACGGTGACGGTAGCTCTTGGGCCACTAGTGCTGCTTTCCAGATCGTTGCTGCTGCTGGTGCTACTCAAGGTACTCTTGAAGCATTCGACATTGACGGTGCTGCTGACATTGGCGCGTTTACAGACGTAGCTTTCCGTGAGCTTATTCAGAAGATGGATGATGCAGACGTACCTATGGACGGTCGTAGCTTTATCGTACCTCCTTCTCTGCGTAACGCTATCATGGGCGTTGAGCGTTATACTTCTACTGACTTTGTCAATGGCAAAACTGTAGAAACTGGTAAGATTGGTAACTTGTACGGCGTAGATGTGTTTGTATCATCTAACGTGCCTGTTATTGACACTACTGGTGGAGCCACTGTACGTGGTGCTCAGATGATCCACAAGGACACTAATGTTCTTGCAGAGCAGCAGGCAGTACGTTCACAGACTCAGTACAAGCAGGAATTCCTTGGAACTCTTTATACTGCTGATACTCTGTACGGTGTTCAGGTTATGCGTCCAGAAGCAGGATTCGTACTAGCTGTTAAGTAAGGCTTAGTGCAACTGGGGGATTCTTCGGAGTCCCCCTTTCTTTCTTGTTTTAGGAGCTATACATGCCAATTTTTAGAGGAGACGGTGGTTCTGGTGATTCCAACACAGATGCCACGATAACAGTCGTAACACAACAGGCTATCATAGCTACTGACAAAGCAAGTGAAGCCGCAGCCAGCGCTTCTAGCGCATCTTCTTCCGCAACAGCCGCAGGTAACTCTGCTACCGCCGCAGCCGCAAGTGCTACGGGCGTACAAGGGTATGCTACCGCTGCTGCCAACTCTGCTACTGCCGCTGCCTCAAGCGCAACAGGCGCAGCTACATCCGCAACAAACGCAAGCACAGCTCAAACAAATGCTGAAACAGCAGAGACTAATGCAGAGACTGCTGAGACCAACGCAGAGACCGCAGAGACTAATGCTGTTGCTCAGGTATCTCTCGCTGCTGCTCAGGTAACCCTAGCTGCTGGTCAGGTATCTCTAGCTACTACTCAGGCTTCAAGCGCCTCTGCTAGTGCAACCAGTGCGTCTAACAGCGCCTCTACAGCCTCTGGCTACGTAACGGACGCTGCTGCTGAGGTAGTCCTAGCTGCTGCTCAAGTAACTCTAGCCACAACACAAGCAACTAACGCTGCAACATCAGCGACAAATGCTGCCAGTTCTGAATCTGCTGTAGCCACTAGTGCTACTAACGCAGCCAATTCCGCTACCGCTGCTGCCTCGTCAGCCAGTGGAGCATCTACATCAGCTACCAACGCAAACAACTCTGCTATTGCTGCTGCCGCTAGTGCAGCATCTATTGGTACTGATCCTAGCTTTAACTCAGTCACAGTCACAGGCACTACCGCTGTCAAGATGTCAGCAGGTACTACAGCGCAGCGTCCTACAGGCGTAGCGGGTCACTTTCGTTACAATACTACCGAAGGTAAGTTTGAAGGTTATTCAACTGAGTGGGGAGAGATTGGTGGCGGTGCTGCTGACCTATTACTTAACAGCTTTACTGGAGACGGTAGCGATGTGACATTTACATTGTCTGGCGCTGCCATTGAAAACAATACGCTTGCCTATATTGATGGTGTCTACCAGAACAAAACAGCTTACACAGTGTCTGGTGCTACGCCAGCGGTTGTGACTTTCTCAGAAGCTCCTGCAACTGGAGCAGCTATTGAGATTATGGTGGCGGCTATTGCAGTCACTGAGATAGGTACTCCCGCAGACAACACGGTCACTACGGCCAAGATAGTAGATGCTAATGTTACTACGGCTAAGATAGCAAACGATGCAGTCACAGCGGATAAGATTGCCTCAGAAGCTATAGCAGTTGGCATAAGCTCAGTGGTCACAGCTACGTCACTCACAGCGACAGTAAACACACACGTTTACGTTAGCGCAGCAGGACAGACCATAACGCTCCCTGCTAGTCCAACAATAGGCCAGCGAGTTCTTGTGACTGTGGGTAACTTTGTCAACACAGTGGTAGGACGTAACGGCTCAAACATAATGAGCAGTGGTACTGACATGACTCTGGACAGTGCTTACCTTTCAATTCAATTTATCTACATGGACGCGACACGCGGCTGGGTTTTCTCATAATGTCGAATTTTAGTGATTTTATAGGTGGGGCTGGTGGCGGCTCAGAAATAAATGACAACAAGGTTATCAATAGCAGTGCTAGTTTAATAACCACAGAGTCAGGCGAGAAGTGGTTGCAGTCAGGCACTCTA